CCTGATCGTACATGCCAAAGTGGAGGTGGGGCGGGCCCGCTCCTCGTTCCCATATCGCAGCGGTAGGAGTGCCGCCCGTATTGCCCACGAGGCCGAGAACGTGGCTGGTATCGACCTCCTCCCCCACCTGAACGAAAGCCGGCCCAATCATGTGAGCGTAGTAGAAGTAGTAGGCCTTGCCAGTCGTCTTCCCCACGGTTTTGATCATACAAGACCAGCCGCCGAGGGGGTTCCAGCCAGCCTTGTACACCACGCCTCCGCTGACGGAGACGATGATGGTACCGCGAGGCACGATGATGTCGGTAGCGTAGTGGGGCCCGTACCCGGTTCTAGGATCGACGAAGCCGTCGAACATCAGAGCGCGGTTGGGCATGTCCGGGCCTGCTTCCCCCACCAGAAGCCGCATGGTAGGTTGAACTAGGGGCCAGACGTGCAGCGTGGGCTCGGTACCCGCTGCGATGTATTGGCCAGCCATTAGAGCGGCACCCCAGGAGCCGCCTGGTCGGGCGCGGCTTCAGCAGGAGGGGGAGGGGGCAGCGTGGGAACGGTGATCTCCCATCCCATAGAGGAGGCGAACTCGCTCCACTCCACAGCGTGCGGTCCTGTGATACCCTCCGTCAGCACCCAGGTCCTCAGCGCAGTGGCATCCGTCGCTTGCAAAAACCAATCGTGCGGCTTATCCTGCTGAGAGGGAGTCACAGGAAGGGGGGCCGGCGTCATGGTCATGGTAGTGAGCGGAACCACAGGAGTCTCCTGGGGTTGGGCGAGCCTAGCTGCCGCCCCGGGGAGAGGGGGTGCTTCCTCCACGATGCTACCTCCTGCGGCGGCGGCGGAGAGATCACTGCCGACGGGGCCGATGGCTACTAGAGCCGAAGTGCCGTCCCATGCGATAACGGTGTCGCCCACCTGCTGAACGTAGGCCGGGTATTCCAACCCCATGCGGGTAGCCAGGCGGTCGGTCAGAATCATCCTAATTGCGTTGCTCATTGTGAGTCTCCTTGTTGGGTTTGTCAGTCATGTAGTCTAGATAAGTCTGAGCCTCAGGCGAGCCCATGGATGGGGCAGACCCGGGGCGGTCATCAGCGGGGATGGCCATGTAAGCGGCCAACCGCTTCGCCGCCTCCCAAGCCTTAACTGGGCTAAGGTTAGGGAGGTCAGCTTCCTGCACGTCCGCAAGCAGGGCTGCCACGGCCTGAGACACGTGGGGGGCGACCAGCTTGCCTTCGCGACCAAAGCGCTCGTCGCGCTTCGGGGTAGTGGATAAATCGTTCTCCAGGTCCACGACGAATCTGGGATCCAATAGGGCGCGAGTAGCTGAAGAGGGAGAGACGCCGTATCTTAGAAAAGCCTCCCCGTCAGCCAGATCCCTCGCGACTCGATCAGCCCAGGGATTGTGATCCCAGAACTGAGAGGGCGTGCGGCATATGAAGCTGAACAGCTCCACCGCAGGGGTTCGACCCCCGTACTCGTTAAACACCGACTGCTGGAACACTCTGCTGGCCAGAGGGGCCCAGCTGCCCGAGCTAGGATCAAACAGGTGCATGAGGAAGACAGCGCCTGGCACGAGTTTGGTGCTGTAGCCGAGTGCTGCCGACGCCTCAACGTACTTCTCATCAGTGAAGGGCACGCCGGGAGCTAAGCCTAGGACCGTGTCATCCCCTTGAATGCAGCAGGCCCACCATACGTTAAGTCCGCGGAGCACGTCGTTGAGAGAGCGGCCCGTGGCCACCCTCATAACCCGCAGGATGCGGGCGAAGTTAATTATTGAGCCGTCGAACGCGGTGAGCAAGTCGCCGGATGGGGTCATTCCTTTCTTTCGGTATAGGAAGCCCTCGTCAGACGAGAACAAGCCCGGTCCCAGAAGTGGGATGTCCTTCCAGCTCAGCTTGAATGCGGCAGCTTCCTCGCCCGCGACGGGTCTGATCACATACTCGCACAGCTCACGCTGGTGGGTGTGCGACACAGACTGGTCATAGCGAGAGATGTCGTCACTGATCCAGCGCCACCCCGGCCTGTGCCAGGAGTGCAGCTTCTCGGCCACGTCAGCGGGACCGAAGTGCCAGAGACTCAGAATCTGGCTCTGTCTACTCTTAAGGTTCCAAGCCCACGGCACTTGCATCATGTTGCCCCCCGTGGGCATGCCGAAGACGACACGCCTCCTAGGGCAGAGGCCCGACAGCTGAGCGTTGATGACCGCTCCCATGTCAGTAGCAGAGATGCCGGCCACCGGCTTACCCAGTGGCCCCGACCTGTTGTACATGGCTGCGGACAAAGGGGTAGTTTCATCGAGGATGGATGCGAGGGTAGCCCCCTTTGTGGCTAGATCGTCGAAATCATCCGACGCTCGGGACCACATAGCGTGCAAAATATACGATAGGTCAGTGGTGAGGTAGTCGGGCCAGCCGTGCGAAGTGCCTCTCTTGTACCGGGCAGGAGGCGCTGAGGAAGGAGGGTAGCGAGCGAGCATGGCGCCAATAGCAATGAACTCCTCCTTCAGGCTGGGGGCGTCCTCGAGCACGAGGCCTTCGGGAATGACCCACCACCCAGGGGGGCCCCCTCGCTGGAAGCAGATCTTCTTGGCCTGATCGGCTTCATGATGCGCCCACTCGTGGCGGGAGAGCATGAGCTCTGCGAACAGACGCCTCCCTTGTTCTACACGGTTGTTGAGCTCTCCTTCGTCGCGCACGAAGCCTGACCCTTTTGGGTAAGGCTCGATGGCAGGTTCCATCAGCTCAATGCTCTGCGCACGCTGCAGAAAGCGGTGAGCTCGGCGGCCCACGGAAGGCTGCCGCTCTCCGGGAGGGGAGACAGCGACCGGGTCGCTGTCTACCCACTGAGGCTGCAGCACCGCCACCTGTTTAGTATACAAGTAGCGGAATTCGTTCACACCTGCACGCCCAGCAG